GCGTTTCCTGTGTTTGTGGTTGCCAACAAGTCTGCACTCCACTCGGTATGGGAGGCGGAATCCCACTGGTCAAAACTAACGGAGGAAGTTTATGTTATCGAAGGCACAGCGGCGAAGAGACGTAAGGGCTTTCAAGCGGCAGTTGAAGCAATTGCCGGAGGGAAGCGTGTGGTTGTGGTTCTCGGATGGGGTGGTCTTGTGGAACACAGCAGACTGTCGCCTTACGGAAATGTTGCCCTTACGGATAAGGAGCGCACTCCAAAGGAGCTTAATTCTATCGAATTCCGTACCTGTATCATCGACGAAGCCCACAAAGCTAAGAACTGGAAAGCAAAGCGAACACGCGCTCTTTGGCAAGTCGCTCACGATCCCAACGTCATCTATCGTTGGGGACTGACAGGGACCCCTATAACCGGCTATGAAGAGGACGTGTGGGGGATCGGGCACGCAATCCAGCCCGACACCTACCCACGCAAGACGCAGTGGCTAGACCGTTACGTCGACATCCGCACCGCCCCCGGACAGAACTACCCGATAGTGGTCGGGTTCCGGCCTGAGCGATATCAGGAGATGATCGACCACCTCGACCCGTACATGCTGCGCCGCACTAAGGATGAGATTATCCCTGACTATCAGGGCAAGCTTCCTCTGCGCACTATCTACACAGAGATGAACGCTCAGCAGAAGAAGTCATACAAACAGATGTATGAACATATGCTTGTAGCTTCCGAGGACAAGATTCTTGCAGCCCCGTCCCCCATTGAGCAGCTCCTGCGATTGAATCAGTTCGCTGCGGCTACACCAGTCATTCATGAGGACGAACTAGGCAACCCACAAGTGACAGGGCTCAAGATGCCGTCATGTAAAGTGGATGCACTACTAGAACTATTGGAAGAACTCGGCGAAGAACAAGCCGTAGTGTTCGCAGAGTCAAAACTACTTATAAACCTATTTGAGGAACAGCTAATAAAGCACAAAATTTCTTATGTGAGGATCACAGGCGATGAATCTACGCTCCAGCGTTCAACGAATCAAACACTCTTTCAAAGCAAGGAAGTCCGCGTGGCGCTCTGCACCTACGCAGCCGGTGCGGAGTCAATTACCCTCAATAGTGCTGATACAGTCATCCGAACACAACGGAGTTACAACTTCGTACTGGATAGTCAGGCCCCCGACAGGGTCGACCGTGGAAGTCGTACCGTTCCAACACAAGTCATCGACTTGGTTACATCTGAAACAGCAGAAGCAGGAGTCCACGACCGCATCCAAGAGAAAGAGCACATCTTTCAGCAAGTAGTGAGAGACGAGATAGCATGAGCGAAGAGGAAGAGTGGATCGAAGGTGTCAAGGACGGCCCAGACGTAGAAAGAAACGACTGGGACCGTTACAAAACTAGGCGAACCCGCCCAAATCCTTTCAGAAAATCTCGCTTCCATCCGCCTCCTCCGGGTTTGAGGCCGTACACTAAGGCTTGCGAGGACCCGGACTGTGACGGCACGTGGCAGGCATACAAGCGCCACCGCTACAAGGCCAGATTTCACGGAGGGGGAGAAGCGTGTGCCAAGTCCAAGCGGGCTTGGGCAAAGTACTACGACAGCAAGAAATGGAAAACCACATCGAGGAGCGATGATGATACGGATAAGGAACAGCGAGATAGCTAAGTTCCTCAGATGCAAGCGAAGCTGGTATCTGGAGTATTACAAGGACAAGGAACCCAAGGCAGGGCTCCGAAGCACACCGGCAACCTATGACGTAGGAACGGGAGTTCACGTAGGACTACATGCCTACTATGACAACCGTGATGTAAGCGATGCGATGACAGATCACATCGAAGGCGTCGTGAGTCAGTTCACGGAAGCAACGGACCACGGCGAGTGGGACAAAGCTTTCCGGCAGATGAGAGCTATGTGCTACGCCTACGAAGGGTGGGTAGCCCAGGACGGTTTGGATATCAATGAGACAACTGTCTCACTTGAGACAGAGCTGACTTACGATATTCCAGAACTTGATTGTCAGGTGTTCGGGACCCCGGACCATTTGAAGGAGTGGCGTGGGTTTCTGATTGTAGAAGATTGGAAAACGGGAGATATCGGCCGTGTGTTCCAGATGGAGAACGACTGGCAGCTTCTCAATTACGGTCTGATGGCCGCTCAGAAGTTCCCAGACCTCCCGCTTGTGTATGCAAGGCATAGGAGACTTAACCGGTCCCTGCACACGGCACGTGTCACTAAGCCGCAGTTTGCCGAGCACCGTGTGTCTTTCGATAAAGATAGGCTTGATGTGCATAAGAGGCATCTCGACACTGTGTGTTCTGAGATCATTTCTTACCGCATGATGTTGGATTCTGGGCTGGACCCCGTTAACCTTTGCACACCGAACAGGATGCCAATGTCCTGCAATTGGGATTGCGCATTCAAGGACGTGTGTGCCGTGATGGACGACGGCACAGATAGCTGGCAGGAACTCCTGTCAGAAAACTTTATCCCGAGGAGGACCGATGAGGCTTAAAGCACTAGTTCACGGGGACGCCGGTACGGGGAAGAGTTGGCTAGGAGCCTCCTGCCCCGGCCCACGGCTTGTCCTCGACGCTGAGGGCGGTTCGCACTTCGCACGGCAATCCCAGCCAGACGGCACAACGGTTCGCCCTCCTGCCGTTGAGTGGAACCCAATGAAGGACGAACCGCCCTCGGACCTAGACCCAAACGCCAGTGTGTTTGTGCGAATCAGGAGCATGCCCGAGCTAGAGCAGGCTTTCAAGTGGCTCGAATCAGGGCAACACCCGTTCCGCAGCGTCATTCTAGATAGCCTTACAGACATCCAGTTGACTTGCAGATACAAGATCACATCGGGGCAGACCCAGGAGAAAGATGTCACAGACATGCGATCCTGGGGTAAGCTACTCGATCAGATCATTGAGCTGTGCCGCCAGTTCAGGAACCTCACAGATCACCCAACAAACCCATTGGATGCTGTGCTGTTCATCGCTGGCAGCGAGTTCGTAGACGGTCATTGGCAGCCACAGCTACAGGGTGGCATCAGCCGCAGGATCGCAGGGTATTTCGATCTCGTAATGTTCATGCAAAACGAGATGGACTTGAAATCAGGGAATATGATGAGGAGAGCCCGCATTGTGAAAGGACCGGGCTGGGTGGCCAAGGACCGCACCCACGTGTTGACAGAGAAGTACGGGGAGTTCATTGACAACCCGACAATCAATGAAGTGATGGACGTGCTGAATGAAGCGTAAACCAGCCCCAAGGCTTCCAGATGACAATGCGGACATCACAGATGCCGTGTGGATCGTAGCCGTGGACGTAGGAACTATCCCTATGGCCACAGAGGACGCAGAAGCCATGCTTGGCGGACTGCGAGTAAGATGGTCGAATCTAGGAGACATAGAGGACAGAGCAACCGACAAGAAAACTGATATGGTGTTCACACATCCAGCACAGATTCTCGAAATGATCGAGGACCTACAGGAAATTTATCCAGAACTACACATGCCTGAGGAGGCAAACAGCAATGGCTAGCATGAGCATGGCGGAGCACTTCGCCAATACAGATATCAATGAAGATTTGCCACACGGTGAGTTTGACGTAAAGGTCAAGCGAACGATGGTGAAGCCAGGCAAGGTCGAAGGTGACTCCAGGGTCCTAGTGACATGGGAAGCCCTGTCAGGAGCCGGTACCGTCCTTGAGGGCCAGGGCTACATGCCTAGCAATCCCAAGACACTGTTTCACTGGTTCAACTTCATTACCAAGATGGGGTTCACTAAGGAGTTCATGCAGAACAACCCTGACGTGACATCACACGACATTGCGTCATACATTGATGCGGCCAAGGACACGGACACGTACCGAATCCGCATTGAACCACAGGCGAACAACCCACAATACAACCGTGTAACCATTCTCGGCGCCGCCACAGGCGAAGCCGATGTCCTTTCAGCCCAGGAGTCCGCTCCTTCTCCTGTCCAGGCTGAAAGCCCGGAGGCGATTCCGCCCCCGGCACCCAAGAGCTGGTAACAACCAGTTCCGTCGGAGGGCCGGGGGACGTGATGAACCCCCCGGCCTCCGATGTTCTACGAGAGGAGCATCATGATCGTTCTATTTATATATCTAATAATGTTTATGCCGATGTGGATCGTATTCACACGTGAAATGGTCAAATATGAAACACAATACGGAAGAATCCGGGATAACGAAGATAAAATTGTTCTAATTCTACTGGGATTCATCAGTGCATTGTTTTGGCCACTCTTCATCCCCGGTTTGTTCGTTTGGAAGAAGGTTTTCAGCGAATGATCTACGAAGTCGCCGAACTCAAAAAAGAACTCTCAATACTTTTCATCTTGGAGCGCATAGGGCATGAAGGCAACCCATGCCTCTGCCCATTCCACGATGACGAATCCCCATCCTTAGACGTATTTGGGGAGAACCTCGAACGGTGGGGGTGCTTCCCCTGCGGGCGTAGCGGAGATGTGTTGGACCTTGTGTCTAACATTCACCCAAACCTCTCCTTCATTGAGGTCAAGGACCGTGCCGGGGAATACCTCGAAGAGCAGATACGGTCCGGGTGGGATGGCCCACGCACCGGACCAAAGAAGGAATACAACGCATCCTTCGCAGAGAACCTTGTCACAAGTGGACTCGGGACCGGGGCGGCCTGGAATGACCTACACCGTGATCTCAGCGAAACCAAACCAGGGCTCGCATCCACCGACCCTGAACAGATCAGGGTGGACTTCAGACTCGCCACAAGCGGGTCACAGACCGTAATCCCGTACTTCGATCGAGACAACAGCCTCGTCGCCTACAAGACGAGGATGCCAGGCTCCAAGAACATCGCAGCCGAAGGGGCATCCTTCAACGGCATGCTATATGCTGAATGGCTAGATGACGGAGAAAAACCTGTCCTTATCTGTGAAGGTGAGTCTGACGTATGGGCGGCAACGTACGCCCTACCTGAATTCACCGTACTTGGTCTTTCAACGGGCACGGGGACGAATCCATCGCAAGCGTCCACCCTAGCCGAACGTGATGTAATTCTTGCATTTGACGGCGATGACGCAGGACGCATCGCACTCCGAACTTGGTTCGACGCACTGCAACCACACGCAAACAGCGTCATGATTGCGCCAATCCCCGAGGACTACGACCTAGCAGAACTAGAGGACATTGCGTCTGTTGTCAACAACGCAATCCCAGTTCTATCCGTACTCCCTAACTTGGACGTTGAAGAGAACGCCATCTACCGTGTCAACGCAAACGGTGACAGGCGCCCAATCTCCACGTTCGGGCTTCGCCCAGAACGGGCATTCCGTGGATCAGAGGGAACCACATGGAAAGTACGAATCCCTGCAAGCGGGAAAGTCGTTCCGCTCGCACCTCACGATCTCCACACAGACACAACATTCGGCAAATGGGCCGTACGTAACAACGTCACGTGGAACGGAAGGACAGAAGATGTTAGAAATATTCAAGCGTGGCTCCACTCGGAGACGCCGTTCCTACCGATTGGACACTTCTCAGAGGTGGCTGGTTTACACTCCAGCCATTTCATCTGGCCGGGAGGAGTTGTGGGTCCCGACGATTGGCACTACATCCCTGGAACGGGCGTCTCGCTTACCGAGGACAAGTTTTTCATTCACAGAGGAGAATGTGACTTTGCCGATACGTTGCGTGTCATGCGGTCGCTCCGGGGTACTGACATCATGGACCCTATCCTGTCCTGGTTCGCCGTTGCTCCTCTGCGTTCGCTGTTTTCAGCGTTTCCGACTCTCACCGTCATGGGAGGGTCGGGTACCGGAAAGACGACGCTGGTGGAGACGATTCTAAAGAAGTTCTCCGGGTCGCTTATCAACACCAACATGCTGAGCACCACCGAGTACGCTGCACTCACCCTCGCAGGCGCTTCCAATGCGTTCCCTGTGTGGTTCGATGAGTACCGCCCAGGGTCAAGCCAGAACGCCAAGCGTGCCGTTGATCAGCTCATCAGAGATGCTTACAACGGGGCTAACTCCATGAAAGGTGGAGCTAAGGAGAATTGGGCTCAGTTGACTGAGTTTCAAGCCACTGCCCCGCTGATTGTGTCAGGCGAAGATGCGTTCACTGAAACTAGCCATATCGACAGAAGTGTTCCTGTGTGGCTGTCTCCCAACGACAAGAACGGGGATGCCCTGGCAGCTATCAACGCCATGCCGCCTGGTTTCGCCTACGATTGGCTGGAGTATCTGCGTACGGAGAATACTGTCTCTTTGACACCAATACCGTACGACATAGACCTTCCAGATAGAATTAGATATAATCTCGGGTTGTTACAAATCGGGTGGGATTTGTTGCAGTCCAGAGCCCCGTTCGACATGGGCACGCCAGACTACAGCGGCATCATCCGTGCATGGGTAGAGGACTCAAACACCAACCCGATCACAGAAGCAATGGAGTGGGTCAAGGAACAACGTGACGCTGACTGCTTCATGAACCGCCCTGAGGGCACCCACGTGCGTGTGAGGGACTTTGTCAATTACGCTACAAAGCACGGAGATTTCACAATGCCGGGTGGAGAACGTGCTGTGAGACGCTACCTTGAAACACATCTCGGTGCTGAACACTCAAGGGTCCTTTACGGAGGAATCCGAATCAGAACAATGCTTCTCAAATCTGACGCTTTAGACTAGGATTACACTATGGTTGCAATGCTGAACGCAATTGACTTTACCAGGGAGCAGTGGTCAACCGGCCACCGCTGGATTCCCGAGGTCACAATGGGCCAGTGGGACGGTGTTGAGGTCCACCACGGAGGCGTAGAGGACTCATACCCACGAACCGGCGATACCCTCCCGGTCATTCGCAACTACCACATCAACGGGCGTGGGTACCGCGACATATGGTACCAGCTAGCAATAGATGAAAATGGGAAGGTGTGGGAATGCCGAGGCGCTGACGTAAAGAACTCAGACAGATATTGGCTTACCGTACTATTCTTGGGCGGGTACAACGACAGACCCGCCTCTCCTTTGCAACTAAATGCACTTCACCGCATTCGTGCAACTTTGGTAGAGGAAGGTGGCGGCGGGGCTTTGACATGGCACAGCGCCCGCGGCGGAACAGTCTGCCCCGGTAATGCCTTGACCGCACAGCTTATGACTCTAGAGAAGGACATCACAGACGTGACAGAAGCACCGATCAGCATCTACCCCGAATCCTCAACACCTCCTGTGGCTGCGCTCTCCGAAACCGATGGGTACGCCATTGTCACAGCAGACGGCGGTGTGTTCACCTTCGGTGCATTCCTGTTTCTGGGCAGCGCCTACGGGCAGCTCAACCCAGGAGCGACCATTACCGCAGCCACCGGCAACAGTCAAGGCTATACACTTGTTGCCAGCGATGGCTCCATTTACAATTTCGGAGACGATGTGTACTCTGGAAGGGTTGTAGTAACACAATGAATTGGTCCCGGCTATTCGCCTCTCTAATATCACTGACCCTGATATCAGTCGTAATTTTCTCTAACGTACAGCTGAATCTAGGCGTCGTGTCAGGAAGGCCAGCAGCCGGGTTAGCATTGCTATACGCAGGGCTTATGGCCTATTTTGTAGTAAAACCAAGTGACGGCAGCATACTTCACGTCTATGCAGGAATCCTTGGGGTTTTCATATTCATGGGCCGAGCTGGTGGGTTCCTTGAGCTGGCATTCGACCGTGGCTCCTGGGCGCTTACCGGGGCCATAATGGAGCGAGTCGTTCTCGCTGTACTGGTGTTGAGATGGCATATGGTGCGGTTGGCTCATCCGAGCACCTGACAGAAGCTACATGGACAATAGGAGCAGCCATCTTCGCACAAACCGGATCACAGATCGGTGGTGTGCTGGGCGAGCTGATGCAGTACGCTGGTGTCGGAGGCGCAGCGGTAGCTGCGCTCTTCATACTCCGCAAAGCCTACAAGCAACGGAGCGACGTTCAAGACGAGACAATAGAAAGTCTCAAAGAAGAGATCGAAAGGCTTAGAGATGAGCTACGAGGAAAGACTTAGTGGAGACGAACTGCTCGCCGCACTAGACAACGACATCTTCTCCGAAGAGGACTACGACTTTGAATGGGAGGAGGATGACAGCTTGGAAAACCCTTCCGAATGCGACGCATGTAACTGAGGAGTACCAACATGCCCAGAGTTCTATTCTTCGACATTGAAACCGCACCAAACCTAGCCTACGTTTGGGGACACTACGATCAGAATGTAATCGCCCACGAACGAGAGTGGTACGTCCTCTGTGTTTCCTACAAGTGGGAAGGGAGCCCAGCCAAAACAGTAGGGCTCACAGACTTCCCAGAAAATTACGCAAAAGACCCTGAAGATGACTCAATGGTAGTCGCAGAGGTCCACAGGCTTCTCGATGAAGCCGACATAGTCATCGCCCATAACGGAGACAAATTCGACATCAGGAAGTGCAACGCACGCTTCGTTGCACACGACATGGCACCCCCATCGCCATACCACACAGTCGACACACTGAAGGTGGCCCGCAAGTACTTCATGTTCAACAGCAACAAGCTGGGGGACCTAGGAGCGCACCTCGGGCTAGGAGCCAAGGTATCCACAGGCGGCTTTGAGCTGTGGAAGGGCTGCATGCAAGGCAAGCCCGAAGCATGGAAAAAGATGCTCAAGTACGCCAAGCAAGACACAGTTCTACTTGAAAAGGTGTATCTAGCCCTACGCCCTTGGATGACAAACCATCCAAATAGGAACAACTACGGAGAAGATGTGGACGGCTGTCCGTCATGTGGCGGCACCAACCTCGCACGGTCAGGCACCCGCACCACACAAACCATGCGCTATCAACGTTACCGCTGCACTGATTGCAGCTCCTACTGCCGAGGGCGTCTCGCAATAGCAGACAGCCCAAAGCCCGACGTGGTACCCTAAACACATGCTTACTAAGGTACAGACCGTACTCCGGTCCGCCGTGACATGGCTCACGGCCCTATCAGTCGCTGCCGCACAGGTCGCAGATCAGATCACAGGACTAGAGCCTGTGGTCGCTCAGATTGTCGCCTCTCTCGGCGCAGTCGTGCTCATTGTGCGTAGCGTTAAACCAGTAGACAAGACAGAAAGAGGGCTGTAATGGCTCCCAGAAAGTCCCGAGCCCGTGGAGGCGCAGCCGCCGCAGGTAAATCCCGACCCCGAGGTGGCGCAGCCGGAATGGGCGCAGCCCACGCAGGCTCCAGCGCACGCCGCAACCGCAACCGCAACATCGTCCGCTCACGCGCACGCATTGCCGGTAACAAGCAACTAAACCCAAAGCGTGGAGCTAAGCAGCCCAACGCACGTGCAGCCACAGCTCGCAAGCGCAGCTCAATGGTCGCACCAAAGCGCCGCTCACCGTCACGCAGGGCTTAGTGGTAACGCCTTTGGGTGGAGAAGTATTCCCGCTCGAAGGCAAACAGAGTCCCAGGAAAAGCCTGCTTTCCGCACAGGAAGCAGGTCTTTTCTAGTTCCCCATCCCAAGCTGTCCCACAATCGAGACAGCCGACGGCACTATAAGCCGCCTCTCCCCAAGAATGTATTGGTAGGAAGGCTGGAGCGGCTACGGGAAGCCTCCCATTCCTCAACTTCCCTGACTGATGGGATGAGCCCATCTTTCCTCAATTCTGTGATTGTCGGAACTCTAATACCGAGTGCTTCCGCCTCGGCGATCTCCGCATCGAGGGCGTCGAGCCTGCGGTAAAGTTCATTACGCTCACGCTGCGGATCAACAATGGTCAGCGAAAGACCCAAAGTCATCTTCAGAACCTGAAGCTTCGCCCGAGACACCCGACCTTCAGGAATACCCTCCCCATCTGGAAGGAGGTCATCAAAGTTCACAAACATCTTCTCTGCCTTCGCATACACAGGCAGTGTGGCTTTGATGAGCCTCTCCAGACCCTTGTCGGGAGGAATAGGAGCACCAGTGAACAAATCAGTTTCAGTGGCGTTCTCAATAAGATATTTAGTTACCTCAGTAGCGCCACCGCCCGGTAGGCCGACAAGCCCACGGAAAATATCTCCACGCTCTTCGGCTTTAAATTCATCTGTAATGACACTGTCGAGCCCCGGTAGCTCAGCAACTAGCTGAACAAACGGATCAATGGTGCTGAACGCTGCGTTGGTAGGGAGGTCCGGGGCACCAAGCACAGGCACGCCCCCCTCGCCCGCAATCCACTGAGCGATGCCGCCAGCGAGGGGAACCTGCCCACCATTCAGCGCAAAGGACGGAAGCGCCGACAAATCTTGATCCTCAGCGTCCGAGATCGACTCCAACAGTCTGCGTGTCGTCAGGATACGCCTTGGATTGACCATAGCGTCATGGAGCTGAAGAGGTGTGTTCTTACGCATGAACGTGTAGAACGGAACGATCCGTTTGAGAACATTCTTCTCAAACTGAGTGACATCGCTGTAGTCAAAGAGGTATTTGCGGACAGAATGACCGGCCTGTGCAGCATCCAGCCCTTCATCCATTTTGGAAAAGAAGTGAGCGAGACGTGCATTATTTTCGACATGCTGTCCGACAATTGATCCCGATTTGATCAAAACACTCTGTCTGGGGTTAGTGAATTGCTCTCTAATGAATTGAAGTTTAGTTTGATCATCGGTATGGACTGCTTTGAGGATGTCATCGCCAAGGTCAGCTTGAATGAAGTTCGTGGATAGCACACCTTCATCAATGGCATCAAAGACCCATTGAACCATCTGATCGTCAATTCCGTCCTCAACGGCAACTTGCTTAAACGCCGTACGGAAATCCAGATCATCTGCTGTCTCTGAAAGGAATTTGCGACCTATGAATTCCTTGTCCAGCACGGCTCCGTCAGGAAGCCCGTGCCGCAGCCCCGAGGTTTTAACTCTACGTGCGGCCTTCTCAATGGACGCCTGCATCTTCATGGCAGGCTTGTACCAGCGGCCCTTAACGCCGCCCATATGGTTCAGGTAGAAGTTACCCAAACCGTTACGCATGTGGAACCCAATACCGAAGAACACAGGAACCGTGGCAAGACCCTTCCAAAGATTCAACCAATCATCGAACCCCTGAATCATTCTGCCACGTGCAACAGGGTTAAACAGGTGGTCTTGCAACCGCTTCACTTCTGTCTCAAGTTCTGGGTGAACCCAAAGCTTGTCTATTCCTACATCCATGTCAACGTAGTTGACGCCTTCAGGGGTACGAGGAGTCCCCATCCCTGAGTGCCGTTTACTGAACAAACGGTCGCCGGTAGTCGGGTCAACGAGTTCTGTGACCTCATCAACCCACTGGTTGGCAGCAAGCCTTCTGGACGCCTGATCCTTCATGTAGAGGGCTATGCGGTCAGGAGACGTTTCCAGCATAGGGCCGCTGGGTGCGCCTGGGAACCTCACAGGGACTTGCTCCGGTACCGCCGCTCCTGGGCGTGGGCGTCTGCCTTGTAGAATGTCCTCAATGTCTTTCAGTGGGAGATCAAGCTTGCTGATCTCATCAAAGTCGAGTTGTTGTGTAGGGTGACGTGAAAGGTGTGCCCTGAACTTAGGGGCAGCCTGCCGGTTAAGTCTCGGCACCTCAGAAAACAGTGACGGTGTCACAGGGACATTCGCCTGAGTTTGACCTATAGAGCCGTGTATGCGTGGTCTGTTTGTTTCCGGGTTAATATCATCAACAAACAGACGGCCTTCGCCTGCCGGGTCATCAACCTCTTTAAGACGCTTAAGTCCCGAAACAGCGTCCTGATTCTCAACCGGAACACCCTTTGTTCTCAGACCGAGCAGCCTATCGTCACGTGTACCCCTGGTAGTGTGATTGATAGCAAACAGGTAGTCGGCAGCGGCATCATCGCCCCGCAAATGAAATGCGTAAGCAAGTTCCTCAGGAAGCAGAGCATGCACAGGGTGCTGTCCGTGTGCCCCTCTCGGGCCTATCCCTCTGCGGTTCCTTTCAAGAGAACCGAGAATGTCATCCATAACACCTTCAAAGGTGCGTCCGTTGGCCTTGGCTTCTTTTTGGGCCAGCTTCTTGAGACGCCCAAGCTGGGCTGCGTCCTCTGTGAAAGTGCCGCGAGCTGTAACGTCAGCCTTAACCCCGAGACGGTTGAGGTCATCTGACAGTCCGCCGAACGTCGATCGGTTTCCTGTCTGGAACCTACTCCTGATTGGCTTCAGTTTATCTCTGATTCCCGCACGTAGCGGCGCTTGCCCCTCAGTAGTACCGAACTGAGCCAGCGGGCGGATGTCATCAAACAGAGAACCCCTGAGCGGACCACGGATAGCCTCACCCTTCATGACGGTGTTACCCATGAATCGGATACCGCCCTGAATGCCTCTCTCGGCCTTTCTCAGATTATCACCCGTGAACTCGGGGAGCTTCAATGCGAGCTTGCGCTCAGCGTCATCAAGCATCCCCAGACCGCCTCTGGCGACCCTCTCAGCAGCTTCTTGCCCAAGATCGTCAGCACGTGCCAGAGCACGGATACCTTGACGGCCAGCACTGTTAGCGCCGAACGTCAGATACGACAGCGGGTCCGTTGCTACCGTCCCCAGGAAGTTAGCTATGCCACCCCCGATACCGCCAGGGCGGCTTCCCCCTAAGGCGTCGAAGAAGTCTTTACGCTCACCGGTACCACGGAGTGCTCCGCCGAAGGCACCGAGAACACTTTCGTCTGACTCGCCTTGTATGGCAGCAAGAGGACGCAGAATGGCCTGAGACGGCCTGTCGAGAATCTCCAGTGCGCCGAACAGCGCACCAGCGCCACGACGCAGTAGTCCGGGGGACTTATTCTTGAGACGTGTGAGTCCTACACGCTTAAGGTCAGCGTCAGAGAGCCCGCCCTGGAATGCCCTTTGTAGGTTTAAGCCAGTGTCACGTGTTTCTTCTGACGCCTGCAACCTGGCAAGCCTGGACGCCACTGTTTCAGCAGGGAGGAATTGCCTCCTGCCAGTAGCTGTTTCACCGACTTGGACACGGTCATCAAGGCCCTTGAAGGTGTCTTGAAGCAACCCCATTACTGCGCCCTGGGTAGACTGGCTGACTTAAGAAACGGTTCAAACTGTGCTAAAAGAATTGCTGCGTGGTCATCACGAAGCTTGTGCATCTTAGTCGACCCATCAGGCCGATTTTCGGGAACCCCATCCTCTACAGCTTCGGCTACCAGTCCCTCGATTTTCTGCGGATCAATACCTGCGTCAATCCACAGCACCATCGCTTCTGCCATTCGCTGGTATCCCTCAGAATTTTTAAGCTGCTTTTCCCTAGCGTTGATCGCATTGTTCACCATTCGGGTATCATTTTCATGACCCTTAGCAACCTTAGGTCCGCCCAATTCCCCGATAGGAATACCGCTGACAATTTCTTCTACAGGGATCGGCTCGATAATACGATCTCCAAAGAATAGATCAGCACCTTTATCCTTCAAAGCTTGCGACTCGGCAACAGCCTCTTGCTGCCTCAAAGATTCCTGCTCCAGATTACTAGGGGCAGATGTAGGTGTGTCTGAAATTGCCGACCGTGGGACACCACCAGTGCGGGATTCAAATTCCAAATCCGACATGTCGATACCGGACTCACGTTCCATAGCAGCCACATCAAACGCTACAGCTAGCTGCTCATGAGAGAATTCCGGGCTATCAGGAATATCTGACGGGTCAAGCCCCGCCAGCTCAGCCGCACGTGACGAATCCCCGTAAATGTCCTTGAACTGATCAAACAGCTCTAGACGGTGACTGTGCTCCTGAAGCTGATTAAACTCATCCTCAGTTTCTTTAGCTCTGCGGTCCTGAATAAGACCGTTCACCATATCGAATGCCTGACGCCTCATAAGCAGTTCAGAGGCATCCTCATCTGGATTGAAGTCGTCGAAGGCATCGCCAAAGATAGCCCGCATAAGTGCCGCAGGACTATTGGACTGCAAATCCGGCTCTGCTACACGCGCCAAGGTTGCATTTTCAAAATTGAAATCTACGGGTTCAGGCTCGTTCGGGTCCTTCTCGAAATCGTTGGGGAGGAACCCGCGCTGAGCCGCAGAAGCACCTCTCGCTGCTTTAGCCCGAGCAAACATGTCCGCTTGCTCATCATTAAGGTCGAATGTGCCGACCCGATCACGCCCTGGGATTACGGGCTCGGCTTCTGGCTGACGGCGCTGCCTGAGCAGTGCAATTTCCTCAGCGGGATCGGGGGTGTCCGTATCTTCCCGAGGAAGGTCAAATCGTGATCTTCTCGGTGTAAAAATACTATTTTCAGGCATTATCCAATACCTCTCGGAACAGCCCCAGGACGGCCCGGACGGAACCCAATCTCTTCAAGAGGGTGCTTGTCTCGGAATAGTTCATCGAAATCGCTAAACACCCCACCAGGAATCACATTCTGATCCAAAAGGTCATTGATGGCGTCCATCTCGAATTGCTGCCTAAGTGCGGCGGTAGATCGTCCACCCCTGCCGATAGCTTGGCGTGCCCGTTCAATAGCATCCAACTGGAGCTGTGAGTCCTCGTCGAGTCTGTCTCTGGACAACTGACTGTCACTGGACAGTCTGCCCTGATCTCGCTCACGTCTCCCTGAACGGAACAGCCCCCGGCTCTCATACCGATCCCCGATACCCTCAAGGCCACGCTGCTCATCACGGCCAATATCTTCAAGACCCCGAGAACGGGCACGCTCCACGGCCTCAATTCTGCGCTGAATCTCCTCTTGCTGCCTGGCTCTACTGGCCCCCTGTGCAGCGAGATACGACCCCAGGCGTCTGTCCACCTGTGGGCCGATGCCGGGATTCTTAGCAAACGCCCCACCGGAGTCTATGATTTCCTGCTTGTTGAGCCCCTCGGTATTACCACGTTCGCCACGTGAATCAACGGCACTAATAGTTCTAGGTCCAGGCATATCTTTATCTTATCACTAAGTGTCAAGCACAGTATTGGCAAGCTCTAGAGTACCACTAAACCATATCTGATCGGTATTCGCCCACGTAAACGGAGCAGTCGCACTCATAGCCGTAGTATTATAGATAATAGCAGTTGTAATAACATCCTCCGTAGAATCACCGGCAATCGACACACCAGTGTAGAAAGCACCACTTCCTACGTCATAGCCAATAACCGTGCCCAACATCGGCTTATTGAGCGAATTATTCAACAGCATTCCGCTAGGAAGATTCAACTTAGGAGTTGTAATAGAAGAGGTAGACCCCATCACCAAATGCATACGGTACTGAAAGGTTACGCCTACGAGGCGATACCGACCTGTGAGCGTACCATTACCCTGCGTGAACCCTGAGGTAATCCCCGGAGTCCAATCATTCCAATTACCGTAAAGATGCTGAAGCTGGAACTCCAGCTCACTATCCCGGTTATTCATCTGCTCTAGCGACTCTTCAGGAAGCCCTGGGATTTCAAAGGCTCTCGCTGAATACTGCCACTGTCCTCTGGAACCAGTCATTAGTACCTCGGAGTCAGAGGATTCTGCTCAATCTCTACACGGATAGACTGGATACCTACCGCTCTGATTGCGCTGAGTTTGATCTGGAAGCCCGAGCAAGGAATAGCACCACCGGAAGGCCCGCCAGTGATATGACGGTCCTGCTCGCCCGTTGTAGTGGCACTGGCGTTAGCTTGGTCAAATGCCTGCATGGAAACAGTGTTCGTGTCATCAGTAATGTGTTCCCCGTATTGGATAACATCAACATCAAAGTGTGTAGTCTCAGACTGTCCTGTTTGGTACTTGGTGAAGTCGATGATGATTCTCTTCACCGTAATCTCTTGACCTTCGTCAGCCCACCATGTGGCTGTGGTCATCTCCATGTTCGTCTCAGGCGTAGAGCTAGCATCTCCCACAGTGGCGTACGTATCAGACGTGTAGCCGGGACGGTCAATACTCGGATCGTACGTGTAGAACTCAGCAGCCGTGCTCGCCCCGCCACCGTCTGTGAGAAGTACCTGATGCTGTCTGTCAGTCGTGGCCCTAGCAGTAAGGTCCGAGACACCCCATTCATAGAAAGACCAAATACCGTGACGGCGTTCCATAGCTCGCTTACCACCGGTATCCGGGTGGGTGATCACAGACAGAATGAGACATCCGTCATCGTGGTTAGTCTCAACTATCTTCCACTCATCAGCATCACCGGCAGCATTACCCTCTTTACCGTCAAGCATCTTAAGGTGAGTAAGCTCCCGCAACCGCCCGCCAGAGAACAACGCCGGGTAATCCCGCTGAATCGGAACCATGATCATGTCATCATTCGGAAGAACAATTGCTCTACCCGGCAACATAACCCAAGGGTGACGGGCACCGTTGTAAACCCTACGAAGGGTATCTGAGCCGGGGGTGCCCCTGTACTCCCAGATGCTTCCGTCGGCGGTAACAATCATAAGAGCGTCGCCCTTAGCGCCAAGGAATCTTACGCCCTTGCCGTGCCCAACCTTAAAGTTACCTGACGACGGCCACGTTCCGAAGTCACCAGGAGCGGAATAAACAACCCCGTCTGAATCCCCGACAAACAACCGGTCACGATAGATAGCTATAGAGTGCTCTGTGCTAGGGGAAAGAGCATCATACTGCGTAACGTCATTTACAGAGATAGCGTTAGCTGACGTAGCCAGCCTGTAGATTCTGTCCGTAGAATTACCGAAATAGGTTTCACTCGGAACAGTGTTGATGCCATTAACCATCGCAACAGACGCAGCAGCAAGAGAGCTACCAAGACCACCGTCATAGGTAACAACAACAGTCCAATCATCATCAGTGGAGTTGAATCCCACCACCGTAGAAGCAATGGTCACCCACCATTCACAGTCACCGGTACCGGTGAAACCCATGCCCGTGATCACGCCATTGCCAATAGAAGTATTGGAATGCGATTTGATGCCCGGACGTGGCCCTAGCTCACCGTTCCGGTAAACCATAAGATTCAGAGCAGTGTATTGATTAGACTGCACCTGCCTGAGAGGCGTATCACCGAACTCGCCCCCGGACCAGTCATCCCAGACTACCCACTTCTTCTGTCCGGTCATTAGGTCCTCGTTGTCCAGTCCCGCCTAGCCTTGATTCTCGGGAACTGAGAAGAACGACGTACGTTGTCACGCACACGCCTGTCCCACTCTTTAATCTCATTCATCGCCCGAGCGACCATATCACTATCACCCTTACGGATAGCAGCAAGCTTCGCAACCCGCCAGACCAGCATGTCGTCGTAGGCGGTATCTAGCGCCGGGAAATCACTGTCATCTGTGAGGGTATCCTCATGGGTCATGTACCCGTGGTCAACCGAGTAAACAGCGTCTGGGATAGGGCCAAGCCGGATCGACGTATCACCGACGGTCGTGAATACTGACGGCTGTCGTGTGACGTTCGTGTCTCCGACGATTCGACGCATTTGTCTGTGGGTTCGGTAATCAAAATCTACATCCTCGATGGCAAGCCAAAGTGTGCGCGTCCATCGTGTCGGCACAGCATAATCAGTTTGACCGGCAACGGTCACAAATCCGGTTTCGGCGTAAAGCCACGGCCAATCATATTCAGTGCTCAACTGCCCCAAAGCGTGATTGACAAGCGGGGTCAGATCAGTGTCCGCCAACAGAGGATCACTGGAGTTGTACCCTGTAACGGTTCTTACATCTGATCGGATATTAGTAAGTGTCTGACCCATAGTGAAACTATCTTACCACGAATCTGTCTTAGAACTCCGTGTGGTGAAGTACCGTTTACTTGTGAGCCCCAGTTGGTGCCCCTGGTCCTTACGAAGCCCATGATAGACACGCTCCGCCTGTTCGGTCAAAGCCTCAATCATCTCTTCCTCTCGGGCCTTTTCCCGTCTCCTCACTTCCTTCATATCCCGCTCAAAAGCGGATTCCCGACTGTTTACAGGGGAATTACGATCTCGCTCACGTAGAACAGCGGGCAGAGCAAGAAGTGCGGCACGACTACCACTGTGGTTTATACACACAGCATGCCAGTTGGCGTCATGCCCGTTCCAGAGAACGGCCCAACCCCCTCGCTCAGTTTTCATGAGGAGGAGGTTGGGATCAATCTCTTCAAGTTGCTTTTTAACAGACGCGATCTCCAAGTCATGCCAACCATGAAAGGTTTGGTCACCTACTCGGAGAGAATCGGGCCGTGCGGTAGCCTTAGTCATCTATTGGCTCTCAGGCGTCGCCAATGACTTCGACAACAATAGTCTCAGCCGAGAGGTCGGTGGTGTTAGCCACCTCGTCAAGGGCCGCAGCGTCAGCGCCAGCTTCATACATCATCAGCTTGTCGTTGGAGCTGTCCCACTGTGGAACATAACCGTTAGCCGAGTCAGAGCCGTGGACAAGAACGCAGTCAACGGCGCTGAAAGGCGCAAGTGAGGTGAAGTCAGCAGCTTCGCCACCCGTAGGGTAAGACGAGTCAAGAGTGACCTGATAGATGGCCCGCTGCTTTTCAGCGGCCCCGACTGGACGAGAAACCTCTCTCCAGTATTCAGCAGTAATAGTAAGTGCCATGATTTCCTTTAGACACCGACCACAAGGGCCGTGATTGTTTCAGCGGACAAATCGGTTGTATTCGCAACCTCATCAAGAGCGGCAGCGTCAGCACCGGCCTCATACATCACAATCTTGTCAGCAGAGCTATCCCACTGAGGGACATACCCATTTGCTGAACTGGACTGCAAAGCAAGGACACCAGTAACGGAATACCAATCAAGAACAGTTGCGAATGCAACAGCTTCGCCGCCCGTAGCGTATGAGGAGTCAAGTGTGACTTCGACGATTCCATACTTCAAATCGCCCCACACACCCTGTTTGGTCGTAACTGTGGTGGCAGCCAATTTAAATAGCCTTTGTTCTAGTCATTTTCAGATATTGTAAGCCACTCAATTGCATTAGACAACAGTTAGCGCCGTGTGGTTGTCTTTATGTTATGACAATTGGCGCAAAGTATTTGAAACTCATCCCGAACAGTGTGATCTCTCTTCCTGAGTCTGTCCCGTAGAATTCGGTAGGATTTGGTTACCCCGAGATCAAGTCTTTCCTTCCCACCTCCCCCGTGAATATGGTCAACCTGGAGCACAGCCCTATCAGAATTACCACAGCGAGCACACTGATTCCCTAATCCCTTATAAATCTCATCACGCATCTTGTGATACGAAAGTCGGTTGTGTTCTCTCCATTTTGCACGTGCATCATCTGGCATCTTCTTGTAGTACTCAGAATGATATTCCTTACGAACCGCTATCAGCTCGGGGTCAGCACCCTCTCTACGCCTGCGGCGGAGATTTATCTTGTGGGAGTGGCAGGGCTTGCATTCCGGCCTGCGGTAGCCGCGTTTCTTGTCATTTATGCTGAAATCCTCAATTGGGAGGCTCTCGTTACACATAGTGCATGTTCGTTGTTCCATAGGCCTATTATATGAGGTCGACTCATAGATTGCAACTCAGCGAAAAACCCCCTCGGGAGGAGCACCGAGGGGGTTTCTCATTACGTCCTGCACCGCACGCAGGAGGCTATATTACCAGGTCAGACCCTACGATTCCGTGAGGTCATCAATCCGCGCATGCGCATTGCGCTTGTCGGTTGCGACCTCGTGGAATTTAAGCAGGACGGCCTCGTACGCTGGTGTTCCACTAACACGTGAAAGCACTGCGCCATCATCATCCATGAAATCCCAATCATCGAGCACAAACTCCATGAGGTGATTCGTGTTGAGAACAAAAGCGGTGTTCTCAGGACAGAACCTATCGACCATAAAGCCGATCGTGCCACGTGGGGTTGTAATCGAAGGAGCCTCGAAACCACCGGCCAAGACGGTCGGAGGTGAATCGAAACGCTTCTGGGTCTTGAGCTGAGCTGCGTAGTTACGCTGCACGCCGAAGCTTGTCCAGATAACGTCTGGGTCCTCACCGGATTCGATGAACACGTTATCCATGTTCTGCTCGAAAACGTTATCGGTAGCTGCACGGTTCGTGCCCGAGTTGCTGTCAACAATCGAAACCCACTCAGGGTCATTCGTTGGGTTGACGTTATGGAGCGTGCCAGTTGAATTCACGATGTCCTGTAGACCCGTGATTTCCTTCTGACCCACACCACCCGAAGCGCCACCTGCGCCATGACGGAAGATACGGTCAGTCGTAGTAACTGCCGCACCCGAGATGGTGCCGGTAACCGTGATCGAAGGCGTAGCCGCAGAAACAGCAGTAATGACAAGCGCCTCACCCTTGAGTGTGGGGTTTGCCACAGTGCCAAGGTCAACCGTCATGTTCACGTAGAACTGACGCATAACCGTGGCGGTTGCCTGTGCTGCCGTGAGCGTAATGGTGTTCCCAGTTTCCGAAGTACACTCAGCAATAACACCGTCTGAGGTACCGAAAATCTGACGACCGACATCGAACTTCGCGTCATTGACAATGCCACGAGTTTCAAAGCCAACCGCACGGGTGAACGAGCCACGGTCAGAAGCCATCGCCTTGATGACCTGAACCGAGAGCTGAATCCGTCCGGTTTGCTGAAACACCGTGATCCGCTCTTCAGCAGTACGCTGGTATCCGGCAGTCGGAAGAGTTCCGGTTTCTGCTCGGGCGCCAACGCCGCTTGAACGGCCAATGTGCAGCGAAAGGACTGCTCGACGACCCTCAATATCCTCGGTGTTACGACCGACGGCATTGAGGAAATCGAATGCGTTGTTGAGCTGACTGCGCATCGTCGGGAGATAAAACTCCTTCAGAGCCGCATCAGCATTGGTGGTAGTCTGTGCCATGATGCTAAGCCCCCTCCAAGGGGCGGGATAGGCGTGTGGTTTGCGGCGGGATCAACCCTAAAAGTCATTAAAGGCTGCCGTTGGCACCAGGCCTGGCATCACGGACATCAAGTCCTGTATGTAACCTTAGCTGTCACCGGCTTGAGCGTCAAGCCACTCAGCAACAGCCGCAGAGGTTTTCTTGTCGTCTCCCACCCAATCAGGGGGAGTTCCGTCATTCGGAGGCGCTGCGGACTGACGAGACTGGGTAGGGAAACGCACACCCTTAGTCTGCTGCTCAGCAACAAAAGCATCAATCGCAGCCTGCCTCTGGCTCTCAATCTCAGCATGAGCGGCCTTGATATCACCGTTCGTGCTCTTACGGGCAACTGTCAGCAAATAGTCGTACTCCGTAGAATCGACCTCATAGCCCAACTCAGTAGCGTCCCGCTTGACCTGAGCAACCGCAGAAGCCATCTGCTGCTTACGGTCAAATTCGCCGATCCGCTTATTGATCCGCTCCTCAACCTCTTCATCACTCAAGCCAGGGTTAGCCACAGTATCTCCATCATCCTCAACATCCTTAGCAGCAGGACGTGGATCGGGCTTAATCTCGTCGCCTTCGTGGCCGAGTACGTTCGCCAACCGGACATACTCCGCCGCAGCCTTGGCCTGGTCCTCAGCGGAACCAGTGGTCATGCGTGCCAATTGCAGCATGTATTGCTTCTCATCATCCGTGTAATTACGGAATGAGTCCTTGTATTCCTTGGCAGCAACACGGTTAGACGCTGCCTCGTCCCGCAATTCCTTGATATGTGCCTGAACAACGTCAGGCAAATCAGTTAGCGGTGGCAGCCCTTCGGGCTCTGCGGGCGTTGACGCCTGCTCTTCTACAACTTGCTCTTCAGACACAAAGTTCTCCTGTGTGCGGTGCTATTAAATCGGTGGTAGTTGGACATCAGGAATATTATCACCTGACGGTGGTGTTTGTCCTCCGCTGAAATCAGGCGGCAGACTTTCACCCAATTGATCCATTCCCGCCAGCTCTGGCGGCAATGGAATTTCATCTGCTGTCGGAGCACCGGCAAGACCGGCACCGCCCACAGCAAGAGAGTTCTGCATCTTGCCAGCCTCTTCAGCGGCAGACACTTCATGCCCTTCCATATGTGTATCAAGGGCTTCGCGCTCCTTGGAAGTCATCTGCTCCCAAGCTTGCGACTTTCTCAAAATATTATGCTCTCTAAGGTGCGTTTCATGGTTGTCAAAACTCTCTACAAACGCCCCCTTCCCGGCCCGGAAGGCATGATTTTCGCGGCGTGCTCTCGCCGTGTCAGGATCAACCTTCTCAAGAATGGAGTCCCCGTCAGCCAACTCTGCAACAGTAATGAACTCATCCAACGTCGTGATAAGTCCACCTGCTTGCAGGTCTTTAGCCAACTGCAACTGTGCGGCTCTATTGCGCGGAACCACCGAATCTAGCGGAACCTTGATAGCGGTTTGGCCGAGCAAATCCTTACCGGACCACGATGTGGTGGAAGGAGGTTGCCCATCTTCAGCTACAACAGTTTTACGTGTGGATGTAACCTCCGCTTCAAAGAGCTGCAAACACATAGACGCAGTCTTACTAAATGCCTTGGCGATCTCCTTGGAGAGTCGGCCCACAGGCGTTTCAGACTGCTCAGCGATAATACTGACCGCAAACCCGGACTCGACGTTGGCCGGTGCCTGGCCACGGTTAATATCCTGCACACCCATGATGTCATCCATCTGCATTGCAAGGTTCACAGGGGTGTCAATCAACCACGCAGGAAGCTGCGCTGGCTGAAGGTAGAAAGGAGGGGTAGACCCGTCAGGAAACGGAACGATCTCACCCGGTAGGTCCGTAAATTCATCAATGGCATCAATAGATGACTCAGGAACAGCAAGCCTCGCATTACCAGCGAGCTTCATATGCTCAAGAAGGTTGGACCACGCAGCATTGAACGCCGACTGCACGCCTCGGGCCATACTGAGAATAGTCCTACCAGCCCACTCAGTCTCCATCACCGTTTCACGGATGATAGCGATATTCAGATGGTCGTCCCAGGGGAACGGCCACGGCATCGTCTCACCAATCTCAGGGTTCTCGCCCTGCACAATCTGATTATCGACGACAACAGAGATACGCCCCTCTGGAGCAAGATGATTAGGACGCTCATAGTAGGTCAAAACCAAAGTGAGATTGTCCCCATCTGCCCCAGAGGAGGTACGGGTAGCAAGTCCAGTTGACGAGACTAGACGCCTCTGGATACCGGACGTGCCAGCCAACATATCAGCACCAGGAGCTTCCTCTAACTCATAGATGCTCTGGACAACCTCGGGCGGTAGTGCTTCAGCCTTGATCCACCATCGGGCCGTTTCACCGTCACGCACACCCGGCTCGATAACAAACTCGGAGATAGTGAGAACTTGTTCCACGGTGTCTCCACCGCGTATCTCCTTCGTAGTGTCTGTAGGCCCAACGGTGACGTGCCCAGCCTCAGGGTCCCAATCCACAGAAATAGCAGCAGTGCCGCCCTTCCAAGTAGCCCACGCAGCTTTCTCACGAAGCCCCTCCCAATCGTGTGCTTCCTTGGTGGCACGAATAATCGACTCACCGATACGTGCGCCCCTAACAGAACCGTCATCTGCTGCGGTGGGAAGGTTCTCAAACGTCATTTCCCGCTGAGTAAGCTTACCCACAAGGATACGGCTGTTAGGCCACATACGGTTAATGACAACCTGCTCACGGTCATCATCATTGGCAACGTCACGAACAACACCGCTGTCCGCTTCCACGTAAGTCCACTGATATCCGAGAAGGAAGCTGTGATTAAGCCAGAAATCAGAAATAAGGTTCTGAGTGGCCTTGATCCCATCTTCATATCGGTTCAGGATGAACAAAGCACCAAACTCATCTTTGAGTTTGGCTTTCACCCTATCTGCGTCATTACTTGCCATAGAGATTTATCTTATCACGGACGGCCATTACGACCGGCAGGTAGATTACGAGGCGGCTTCTTTACCGACCTCTTATATGCCACAGAATACACAAAATAAGTAAACCCTGCTGTGACAACGGTGTTGCTAAAGGCAATAAGCGCCAAAAGGAAATTAGTCACCCATGCCCCCGACGGTGGCAATCACAGAAACAGCTAGTTGAAACTTTGCCTGTATTCTCAGGTCCACAGCCACAACGAGGTGATCTTCCGTACTCCCTGGCAATCCAGAGGTCGATCTTATCGTGTTTAGTCATCGCCGAAACTGGTCACATTATCCAGCTTCGCCTGAAGCTGATTGTTGTTCTTAGTCATAGCGCCCAACGTGCCACGGGTACTGCGAAGATCAGCCGACAGCTTCTCATTCTCGTCCCGAAGGCGCTCCGCCTCGGTAATAGCCTCAGCAGCCTGGATCACATTGGTGTTACTCGCCTGCTCATACGATGCGATCTTAGAAACAAGATCATCGCGCTCACGCTCAATAGTCGTCATCTCTCTAACAAGAGCAGCATGAGTCTGTGGAGCCACCCAACCAAGCTGATCAGCAATCTCAGCAGCAGCCCTTTCACCGAACTCAACAATCCCGATATCTTCAATCTCAATTTCACGGTCAGTCGTGAACACCCTCTCACTACGGCGCTCACCCGTCAGAGGATCACGAACCTTTTGCTGCCTGTCACCATTCATAAAACAACCGGAACCGATTGCATACATTGTGTAGGCGTCAATTTCTCTAATCATCTGTCATCCTCAGTTAAATATCTTACGCTTTGATCTTACACGACGACGCCCTTTTTCGCGTATTCGTTTATTAACGTATTCCTGCACCTTCTCCTCAGCAGTCACAGGAATCTCATTCTCATAACGAACACGCTTAGGAATCTTCTCAAATTCAATAGCCGCATAAGCACAAACATCGACCTGGTCATCATGAGTAGTGTTGGGGAAATCCACCAACTCATTCTCAAATGCCTCAAGCCACGGGGCGTCCTTAGGGAAGAAAACACCCCCCGACAACACCAAATAACCGAACGGCAGAGCCCTGGTTACTTTGTCAGTATCCGCAGGCAACGGACGCACATTCACGTCGCCACGCCTACGGAGGTGTTGGATCAGCGTGGTCCCGAACGTGCGGTCCTCGATACCCACATACTTAGGTTGAAACTCATGATTCCATTGAGAAATCAGAGCCTCATGGTCCGCAGACTCCATCTTCCTGCGGAACATAGCCCGCAAGATAAGTTTACGGTTCGGGGCAGGAGTGACATCCCAGATTGCCATGACCGTGTAGTCACTGGACTCTTTCAACGTCGCAGCAAGGTCAACCGTGGCAAACCGGAAGCACTTCCACACAGGAACAATCTCACCTATGTCTAGGTGATACTCCTCTTGGTTGGACGGGCCTATAGTTATCTGGAAATAGTGGAAGGGCTTCGAGATGATTCCGCCCTCCTCTACTCGGGGTACCCCTTGATACAGGGCGTTGAACCAAAACAACCCCTCGCCGGAAGTGCGCAAGTTGTTCAGGGCTGTCCGGTTGTACCTCGCTGGACATAGAGCGTCCCCCGGAGAACGACCTAGCACGCATCGCCCTGGGTCGCCGTAGTCCGGTGACTGCTCGTCCTCGAACGCTATTGCTGGCATGTTCACGAAATACCATTCGGAATCCTCATTCTCTTTAAGCCACCCATTCAAATCGCCCTGATGCCAACGGGTAGACATAGACAACTCAATACAGAAAACATCAGGATAGTTCGCATCAGGGAACAACATCCGCAAACGGGCAGGGTGCGGCTCCCGCCTAGTTTTCCACGTGGTCAGATACCAGTGAACGTTGCCCTCACGGACAACCTCCGACATGGCCTCCTCAGAGTTCTTGATAAGGTCATCAATCACGCCCAGATGCCAACCCATACCGGTAATAGCACCGCCAGCACCGGCACACTTCATCTCACCCGTGCCGCCCTTGATCTTCCAATGCTTATTGGACTTGGCGCTCTGATTGATAAACACACCCAACTCAGGGTGATCAATAATGTGATCTCGCGCCTTAGCCCCCCACGAAGCAGCAAAGTCCGCCTCGTAAGAAGCAAGAATCACATTCAAATTCGGGAAATTAGAAAGAAACCACGCAGGGAAATGCTCCGAAACGTGGAAACTCTTACCGTGACGGGGAGGCTCACTGAGCGCAATCTTGAACAGAGCTGGCTCACCCGTAACAGGATGCACCCACTGACCCTCCTCAGGGTCATCTGGAAACATCTCATCAGGAACAAAGATAGCCCGATCCGAGATACCCGACTTGTAAAGACGCCCACCCATAGCCGCCATCAGAAGATTATCCACATACACAACGTGGTCAAACCTCTGCATACCGGACGTGTAAGCGCCGTACTCCATCGGAGTCATCAGAGCAAGCTGCTGCTCCTTCTTCTCCTTGTAAAGCTGCCGCTCCTCAGGCGTCAGGTGCTCAAACCCTGACATTTAAACCCTCGTGTAAAGGAACCGTACGCTTGGGGTGCCAGATGCCGCAATCATGTAAACCTCGTCCCCTGCCATAAGGTCCATAGACAGATATGTCTGAGCCAGGATCGGCATACCGTTCGCCGTGGACACATCAGAGCCGCCCACATACACGGTAATAGAAGCATCATCATTCCAAATGATAAGCCCCGTAGGTGCGTCTGAGTGACCGTTTGTAGCGGTAGTCAACAGCTCGCTGCTTGTAGAGAGGGCTTCTGCCTCTGACTTGATTGCCATAATTAAATGTTACCTGCTTGCTGCCTTTTTGGCAATTGTGCGCTTTTTGAGTGCCTCTGCTTGACGCTTTTGCTCAAAATCTGGGTCGTCTGGGTCAAGTGCGGCTACCGCCTCTTTATAGGCATTAACTCGCGCTGCGTGCTTTACTCCCACAGCATAGCGTATGTCCGCCCTGCTGCGCTTTATCTGATTACCTTCCCGGTCAAGGCCGGGATTTGACTTGTCTGTGGGGGCCTGTCCCGGGTCTACGGGACGGTTCTTAAGTTTAAGCGCTGTTTTATCGTCCTTGACAGCGTGATAAACAGCCTCGTCATCCTGCGGAATCAGAGGATGATTCCAGAAAACAGTCTCCGGGTCGCCTATAGGTAACCCTTCGGCATCATAAGCGGCGTATTGGCGGGTGGGCGTGCCAAGAATAATGGTGCCGCAAAGATGCAACTCCTCCTTGCGTGCGTCGGAAAGGCCGTCATACTCAGCCCAAGTTAAGGTAACTTTAGCCATTAGATGGTGCCCTTTGCAGCCCACTGATTAGAAATGTCAGAAACTTCTTTGTCTGTGAGGCGAGACACTACCACAGTGACACGAGTAATCTCCGACTGAGACAGCGGCTTCGGGATCAACGGATTGCCGCCCAGATACATGTCCCCACCCGACCCTGCATCCGACGCATACGCCTGCGAGGCGGTGTCCTT